TGGAAGAGTTTTCCCAAAGAACCCTTTACGGGTCGAATCGCGTCAAAGCCAGAACCGTATACAAGCATCTGAGTAAGCCCATATGCTGCTAAACAAAACCATAATAAATACATTACTACCTCTTATGCTCTATAAAATCTGTTGTGCATGTATGCGTTGCGATAAATGCCGGGTCGAATAGAGCCCTTCTCTCTCTTGTGTGGAACCTCACCAAGTTCTGTGGACTCTTCTGAGTCGGGATCCGTCAATGCTTCTTCTTCTTGCTCATCGTACATACGCTGATACATGAATCTTGGAGCCTCTTCTTCCATAAACTTCGTAACATTCAACACTGCTATGTTTATGGGGTCGAGTCCTTCATTTGTGGACTCCTCAAGCGTGGCTTGCATCGCTCCGTATACATTGCCACCTTCAATAGTCTCGCGCTTGACCACTCCCTTTTTGGAGAGGTAATCGAACAAGCGACTCTGCGCATCGTAAACCATGTCGTTCAACTCATCTTTGGCGAACGCAATCACGGCTTTAGTTTTGGGCGAAATAATAATATCAATATCTTCATGATCATAGATAGCAAGATCTCCACCAAGAGTCTTGCGTACGTCAAGCGTAACAGTTGCTTGGGTCTGCTTCTCTGTGTCTACGCGATTTTCCTCATCGTACTCGTCGCTCTTGCCTACCTTGATTACGAGACTTGCCATTAACTTTGAATCTCCGCTGCCAGTTCTTGAATCTTCATAACCTGCATTAGCATTTCACGGTCAATCTGGCGTGTTTTAAAGCTGTCGATAGTTTCAACAACCTTGTCAGTCTTGCTGAGCATATTCTTATCTGAAGCAATCTCATTCAGAGAGCGCGATTCTGTGATTATATTCTTCAGACGGGCTAACTCTTCGTTCAAAAACATTTTCAGCGCAATACCATTGTCCGAGAATGAGACAATGTATGCGCTGAGTAGATTATTCTGCTCTTCTCGCAAAGAGTTTGAATACTGCTCATTAAACTTCTTGACGAACGTGCCGTAGACAATATTATCAATTGGCTTCATCGTGCTCTCAGTCAGAGTCGATGCGCCGGCGCTCATTTTGTTGAGTACGTTATTCTCCAGAAGCGTGCGCTTCTTGATTGTGGTTCGCTTATCGAAAATCTGAGAAATCGTTGCAAGGTCTTTATAGTTTGGCACAAACGTGTTGAACGTATCTTTGCCAAGTTCTCTATTGATGGTCCCAATAAGCTGAGACTGTTGGGCAAACACCTCGTCCTGATTGAGCGCCTGATAAACCCGCTTGACTTCTAGAAGAAGCTTTTCGGCAGTCATCGGGTCCACTTCAACTGTCTCATATAGTGTTCTGTAAAGTTCTAACTCTAAGCCCAGCGGAGTGTCGCGCTTGAAGAACCCTTTCATAATAGAAATGATCTTTTTGTTGCGAGCAGCGTCTTCGTTGACGACACTACTGGTCAACTCTCTAACCAAAGTTTCATACAGGAATGCTGTATTTCTTTTTTTATTGTGCTTCATTTTTTTTAGACTCCAAATTTTGCAAACTCTCAATCAACGACTTAGTTTCTGAATGGCTGGCGATAACCTTCTTCTCTTCGGTGTAATTAGGTTCGACATTCTCGTTTAGCCCATGGCTGAGCCGGCTCAGGTCATTAAGTCCCTTAAAAAGATTCCTATTAGATGTGCTGGCTATCGACATTCCCGAATCTGCATGGTGGCTACGCTTGCGGGCGCCGCGCTTTGGACCGGACTTGTTGACAACTGGATAATAAACCTTGCCCTTCGAGCCGGGAGTTACATAGCCGCCGTCTTCGCGGTGACCGGGTGCAGCCAGCAGTGCGGTATCTTCTTCGCCGCCCTCTTCACCGCCCTCTTCGCCGCCAAGGTCACCGCCCAAGTCACCGCCGAGGTCACCACCTTCTTCGCCACCTAAGTCACCGCCTAAATCGCCGCCGAGGTCGCCGCCAAGGTCACCGCCCAAGCCGCCGCCGCCTTCTTCGCCGGCTTCGGCGGGAGGCTCGGCTGCAGCTTCAAGCATTGCCTGAATCTTCTTGTCATAAAACATTTCGCGCTGGTTGCGCAGGAATTCTTCTGCGGACATACCAAGCAAATTCTCTGCAACCCAGCGGCGACTGAAGAATCCTTCCGTTGCGGCTGAAGCTGTGTCAAACTTAGTGTTCCAGTGCTCAAGTTCTTGCAATTCTGCAATCTTGGACGGGTTATTAAGTTGTAGCTTAAACGAAATCAAATCATCGCCTCTAAAGCCCAGAGTGAACAGGTGAATGATGCCGATCTTCTCCAACTCGGAGATGACAGAGCGCTGAAGGCGCTGAATCGTCCTTGCGAAGCGCACATCCTTCTGTGCGAGTGTGGTCTTGTCCTCTTCGCCGCCTTCGCCGCGTGAAAGATAGGACATTGGAATCTTCAAAGCGGAAAACAGCTTGTCACGGAGGTATTTAACGTCATCAATGTCGCCGGTGTACGTTCCACCGGGCAAAGACTCGACTTTACTGCTCTCACCGCCACGAACAGGGATGAAATAATCCTCATCAATGCTCATTGGGTTGTATCGAAGGTCAACGCGACCGGTTGTGGGGTCAACAACCTGATTTCTCTTCATCTGAGTCGTGACTTTCTGCATAAACTGCTCTACATCGTGCGGCGGGATGTTACCAACGTCAATATAGAACACTCGACGCTCTGGTGAGCGCACAATACGGTATGCCATCATCGCATCTTCAAGCAAAGTAAGTTGACGCCAGATTCTGCGGGCTCCTTCAAGCACCGAAGTGCCATATGGAGCAAATTTATCGTTACCAAGGATGCGGAAGTGTGCGATCTGCCAGTTCTCAAAGGTTAATCCACCTGAGTTCCACTGATATTGCACGTAGTTGGGGTTAGTCTTGTCCTCGCCCTCCATTCTTTCAAGCTCTTCAAGCGGAATGCCGACTGCGTTCTTGATTCCGTGCGTCTCATCGATGTCCAAGTATAAAAAGTAGTCTCCGAACTTGCACATGGTACGGCACCAGCCGAATAAGTTGGAGTCAATGTTCAAAATCTTGTGATATAAGTTGTCCAGTACGACTTTAATCTCGTCGTTGGAGCAATCAATCTTTAAAAGTGGGCTGAGAATCGTAGATGTTGTCATCTCGTCAGCGTAAATGTCCAGCGCAGAAGCAATCTCTGGCATATATTCCATCTGATCAAAATCAAGGTAGCGCTCCTGACGATTTTGGTTCGCCATTACCTGTGCGCTAAGGTTGTCGTATGGGTTATACGATGTTCTCTTGAAGTTTAAGCCGCCAGCAGACGTAAAGTTAAACTTATCTAGTTGAGCACGACGGTACCGGCGCTGCATTTGCACGCGGCGGTTGACAATCGGACCAGAAAGCAGCCGGGTCAGCCGCTTGAATAACGGTGACTCTGGGTTTCTGGGGTTTTTAAGATTCGGGTTTCCCCTTTTGCTATCAGCCATTTTTTATCCCTTGTATAGCCATGAATATTTCTTATATTCTTCTACGGACTTCTCTGCATTCATTGTATCAAATGTGCCGCCTTTTTTATAACCTATTTGACCTTGAATCGTAGTATTTATATTAGTGTTAGTTCTGATCATCGAGCCAAGACACGCCTTTTTGTATTCGATATTCCGTGCATTTGCTACAAATGCGGTGTCTCTCACCCAACAAGCGATTGCGAGCGACATAACAAGGTCATCGTTGTAACCTCTCATGGCTTGCGGCTTGCCGTTGTTCCAAATAAAAGTCTGAATTTCCCGATAGGTGCGATTGGAATATATCGTAATTAGTTTGTTCCTGATAAACTCTTCCAATTTCGCTACAATCAGTGGGCGAGTTTTCATAGAAGTGGTGAAGCCCGGTACAGAATTTGACATTGCTTCAGCGATGTGTTGCTCAACGTATTCGTGTGACGACTTCACTGAGTGATAAATATTGGGGTACTGTTTCTCGATCAGTTTCTCAAGGACGGAGAAGCCAACGTTATTGTTCTCAACTACAATCATGCAGTTTCCGTATTCACGACCAGCGCCATCAAGGATTGTTGAAAACATATCGATTGTCGGTTTGCCCTGATATTCTGCGACAACTTCCAAAGTCTCTAGTTTAATAATGTGAAACACTGAGTAGTCCTCGCCATCTCCGCGTGCAACGTCGGCAACGACAACATAAGAGGCACCGGACTGGCGCTCTTCCCAGATCCAGTAGTTGCGGTCAAACCCTGTGCGGTACTTTGGTTCCGCGACCGTGCTAGCAATCCAAGCAATATCATCCGGGTGAATAACGGTGTCACCTGAAGTATTAAAGTTGCACTCGAACTCCTGTGCGATTTCTCGACGAGACATATTTCTGGTTTCTTTTTCAAACCATTCCTGATCGCGGTCAGGGTGCAAATCCCACATAAGCTTAATAGGGTTGAAGTCGTTCTCGCCTGACTCTGCGTTTGCATATACGGTATGGAACCAGTTACCAACACCGTTAGGTGTAGATAACGCAATACACCGACCACCAGTAGAAATCGTAGGATACAGCCCCATCCACAACTCTTCCAAGCCCTCAACGTGTGCTGCCTCGTCAAGCACCAAAAGAGACAGCGCCTCTGAACGACCGGCATCGCCGGAAGTCGAAGACGCTTTAATCTGCGAACCGTTGGTTAACTCAAACGATGTGCGGTTGTTCACCTCGATAGAAGAAATCTGAATAAAGTCGGGCAGACCGACCATCATTGCTTTGACTTTCTTAACCAAGTTTGCGGCAGTACCGAACTTGGTAGCCATCACTAACACGTTCTTGTCGCGGTGAAACA